TTACAAAAAAATCCGGTTGATTTACCGTTAGAATCAGAATTTCTAAAGAATGAACCAGATAATCATAGATATGAGTGGTTTATTGTTGCTACTGTGGGAAAATCACGTAGGGCTTTGTATAGTTTTTCAAAGAAAAAATGGTTTATTAACTATGAAGAAATGAAGATAGGCACTAGCTATTTTGAACCTATTGCATGGTGTGAATTTCCTGAGTTTGAGAAATAAACTAATGACAATAATATTTTATGGCTAAAAAAATATTATTTTTTTTGAAAAACGCTTGACAATATTCAAAAATCATTGTATATTAGAATCATAGAGCAGCGGGAAAGCTGCAAGGAGCAAATTATGAAAATCAGAGAAAACATTGTTGTCGTAACGGCAGAAAAGACTTATGAAGATTGCAGTTGTTTTAAATTTTCATACAAGAAAGGCGTTGCAAAAGAACTCTTTTTCTCATGCAATAAAGGCTCTTTGGGTGTTGAGATTGATCCGAAATTAATAAAAGATTGCTATGATAAAGAAACAGGAATCAACTTTATGTCAGAACTAACTTCATCTTTTGTAATGCCAGAATGTACGGACACACTCGGTATCAATCAGGATGTTTTTCGTGGTGAAATCAAACGTTTTCTTTTAAAGTGATAATCATGATGCAAAAGCCCATCCACTGCGGGTGGGCGTTTTTTATGCTGACTACTCACGGAGTAGTTAGAGTTTATCCATTTCCTGCTGATAGAATTGTAGGGTGAGTTTTTCGGCGTATTCTGAGGCGGGTTTGAGCCATTCCTTTTTTGGTGTGTAGGTGGTCTTATGTTTGAGGTTTAGGATTTGCTGGGCGGTAAATTTGACCTTGGGGATGGAGCCTTTTGTTTTTCGGAATTTTGAAATTCTGAAAAATGAATCGCCTATGCGTATGAATTTTGAATGTTTGGCGGCATAGTAGGCGGTGGCTACCAGGCGGGCGCGTCTGGAGCCGTTGCGGTTTGACCAGCGGGCGGTGTTTTTTATTACGTTTGTGTATGTGTAGCGTTTCTGGACTCTGTTGGTGTTTGCGCCGCCTCTGGCCCTGGTGTTGGGGATTATGAGGTTTGCTCCTGTGTCTGATTTTTTGATGCCGCCTGTTTCCTGGCGTGCCATGTAACCTGCTGGGTCAAGAGCTCCTGTGTAGGCTTTGATGTTTTTTAAGCTGCTGCTTTTTCGCGCTGGTGTGGTGAAGATCTGACGCGTTGTGAAAGTATTCCTAAGCGTGAAATTCTTTTCAATGTTGGAGATTGCATTCTTGCGGGCTGTGTAGGCGGTTTTTGTGACGGCTGAGGCTGCGGCTGTGGCCATTTTGTTTTTAACATCTTTCATTGCTTTTTCGTAGGCGTTCACGCCTTTTAAAATTATTGTCTTTCCCATAGGCTTTATTTTTCTGGCAATCGGGGAAAAAATCAAGATTTATTTTTTAATAAAAAAAAATGACATAATAAAAGACATAAACAAATAAAAAAACTGGCCTTAAAATTGTGACATAATGGTCGAACTTTTAATTAACAAGGTTATTGGGGAAGACTGGTGGGAGCAGTATACAGGGGTGCAGGAAGAAATTTCTGCTAACTATGTTCGTGATCAGCTGAAGGCTTTTCCAGAAAACGAAAACGAATTACGCATTGTAATTGACTCGCCCGGCGGTGATGTGTTCGAGGGCGTGACTATCTTTAACGTCATCCGCGATTTTGCGCGAAATAATCCATCCGTCAAAATTACAACTTACATTCAGGGTATGGCTGCAAGCATGGCCTCGGCTATTGCGCTTGCGGCTAATGCTGTTAGTGATTCTAACAAGGTGATTGCTGAAGATAACTCTATCTTTATGATTCACGATGCCTGGGGTTATGTAATCGGAAATCAAAATGACATGAGGGAAGCGGCTGAGTATTTCGCAATGATTGACTCTATGCTGAGCTCTATCTATATGCGTAAGACCGGCAAGAGTGAAGATGACATCCGCTCTATGATGGACGCTGAGACCTGGCTGTGGGGTAAAAACATTCTTGAGGCTGGCTTTGTTGATGAGATTATTGACAGTGAAAATAACGCTGATGAATCTGCAAACATGAATGATTCTTTGATTTCGGCTAGGGCTGAATTTAAGAAATCTCGTGAGCTTGTAAACTCTATGAACTTGAAGCGGGGCGGCGAGGCACTGAAGCGTGACTGGGCCGCTGCTGCTGTTGCTTGTGGTTATAAAAAGGGCGGTGAGCCGTCCAAGGCAGAAGCTTTGGCTTCTGTGGAAAATAAAAAGGGGGGCTGTATGAAGATTACGGCTGAAGAACTTAAACGGGATAATCCTGATGTATATGCTCAGGTGTTCCAGGACGGCGAAGCTGCGGGCGTGAAAAAAGAGCAGGCGCGCGTGAATCGCCTTTTAACTTTGGGTCAGAAGGCAGGGGCTAATGATTATGCTCTTGAATGTATCAAGGCAAATGCTGAGCCATCTGACGAAAAGGTAATTGATGCCTTTATGGAAAAGGGAGCTGCTGCTAAGGCTCTTGCTGCTCAGGCTCAGGATCAGAATGTGCCGGATGTGAATCCGCCTAAAGATGACAAAAATGCTGACAAAAAGGCAATGAATGAGGCCTTTGATATGTCGTTAAACGGAGGCAGTGACGATGGGGACAATTAAAGGAAATTATGAAACAAAGAGCATAGAGCCTAAGACTCTGCTCCTGGGTGGAAATGAATTTGAGACAGGCGTGCTCAACGTTGCAGCTCCTGGAGAAGGTGAGACTATTCTGATTGCTGACGGGGCTTTGCTTACCCGTGCTGAAAGTGGAAAGTATGTTGTTGCTGAAGAGCCTGCTGCTGGTGATGCCCTTTTTGTTCTTGTTGATCATGTCATCACTCCAATTACTGCTGCAGGTGACTATCCTGTAAGAGTTTGCGTTAAGGGTGATGTTAATCGCAATCTTGTGACAATTGGCGGCGATGCTTTGACAGATGCTCAGGTTGATCTGCTGCGTCAGAATGGTATCTGGGCCCGTGATGTTCACGAAGTTATTTAAGGAAAAAGGAGACGAAAATGCCAGAATGGTTGAAAAAGGTTCTTGCTAAGTTTACTGATGGTCGCCGGGCTGTAGAGCGCGGTTTTTTTGCTTTGTGGTTCAAAACTACTGATGAGGATTACACAAATGCTGAGTATGTCGAAATTGACGTGGAGCGCACAACAGACACTGTTGCGCCAACTTTGCGCGATGGCCGTACCGGCTCTGTAATTGTTAAGAGCGATTCCTGGAAGGAAAATAAATTCCGTCCACCTTTAACTGCTCTTGAAGATCCGATTGATTTGTATGGCCTTATGCGCCGTCAGCCAGGGGAAAGCGATGATGCCCGCACAATCGGTGACTGGTTTGGCCGCCTTGCTTCTAAGATTGTAGACGCTTTGAGCCGCTTCCATCGTATGATTGGATTGCAGGTTGATCTCCAGTGTGCTCAGATTATGCAGACCGGTGCTGTTGAGCTTCGCGATGACAAAGACGGTGTTTCTTACACTTTGAACTTTGGTGCCGCTCAGACTCACTTCCCGACTGTTGCCGTAAACTGGAGCGACATTGCAAATGCAACTCCTGTTGAAGACGTTACAGCTCTTGCTGATAAGATTGCGGATGATGGTCAGGTGGCTCCAGCTTACCTGATTCTTGGAGCTGAGGCTTACCGAAATCTTTTGAAAAATACTGAGTTCCAGAATCTTGTTAGAAAGGACGGGCTGGGACTTGGTGAGCTTACTCCTACAAGCCTTCGCTCTCGCGGTGGTAAGTATCACGGATATGCAGAATTTGGCAGCCACACACTTGAAATCTGGACTTATGGCGGAAGCTATAAGCGCGTTGGAGCTAACGGCAGCTTCAAGTATCTTGATGACAATGCTGCTATCGTTATAGCACGCCCTGAAGATGTTGACTTCCGCACTGTATACGGCGGTGTTCCTTCTCTTGGAATGAAAGAGCCATTCAATGAGATTGTGCCTTCAACTGTAACTTACAGCGGAGACAGAGGAACTGAGGGCACTGGATTTATCCGCGTTCATAACAGAGTTTATGAGGACAAGAAGGGCGATACTTACACAGCTGAATGTAAGGCTAGACCTCTTTCTATTCCAGTTTCAATTGACCGCTTTGGCTGTCTTAAAACAAAAAGATAATAGGAGTTGAAAAATGGCAAAAGAAGAAATTTTGAAAATTGCTCCTGGTATTTCGATTGTAAGCAAGGGAATTATTCTTGATGCAGGCGAAGAAGTTACAGCTGAAAACTTTGCAAATGAAAAAGTTTTTGAAAGCTTGAAAAAATCAAAACAGGTTGTTACTGAAGCTGAATTTCTGGAATTGCAGAAAAAGCTTTTGAATCCTGATTCAGATTCAAAAAAGAAAGATGATAAGTCTGGAAAGGCTGGCAAGCAGTCTGGAAAGGCTGGCAAGCAGTCTGATGATGCTGGTTCAGATGATGATTCTGGAGACGCTGGCTCTGATGGTCAGAATGCAGGTGCAGGAGCATAAGCTTTGAATCTGCGTGAGCTTGCCCGCCGTGATGCAACGGTGACGATTGAGGGGAGTCAGGCAGGAAATGTCTTAGCAACATTGACTAGCCTTGACGGCAAGAAATGGCCGGATGTTCCTATGATTCTTTCAGATGTGGGTTATAGCTTTGACACTGAAGGAAACAAGGTTGCCGGCCGGACTTGCTGGGCCACTTATGTTGCTGAAAGAGTGGCGGATGAAGGAAAGATTCTTTATCCGCGTAGGGGCTGGCGGTTAAGCTGGGTTGACCTGGACGGGAAGACACAAGAGATGTTTGTGTCTTTCTGCGAGCCGGACAGGACTGTAGGGTGGAATCGCCTCTTTATGGTGGCGAGCCTGAAAGATGCGGGGGATGAGGATGCCGGAGATAATTGAGCCTGCTTGCACAACGTTGCAGAGTGAGCCGG